CGTTGGCGAATATGTTGGCAGACCGGCTCTAGCGGCATCGCGAGCGGTCTGCTGCTTCTCGGCGGCGCCGAACAACTTCTCCACCGCCCGGTTTGGGTCACGCAGGCGCTTCACGAATGTTGTGAAGCCCTTGAGAGCCGCGCCGCGTGCACCGGCGGCCGGGTTGAGGGTCAGGAGACTGCGGATCACCTCATCGGCCGACACCACATCGCCGATATTGCCCATCAGACCGCCACCAAGGTTCTTGCGGCCTTCAACGATCGCGCGATGCACGACATCCTTTTCGATAGACTTTAGCGCACCGTATTGGTTCTTTAGCGCCTGATATCCTGGTGCCGAAGCGCTCGCGATCGCCTTGTCCAAGCCGCCCCTGAGCTGATTGGCGACCATCGCGTCAACCCCTGCCCTTGACGCGGTCTCATAGGTCGGATTGTTATAGAACGCCTTGAGGGACTGATTGAGATTCTGCACGGCGCGCTGAGCATCGACCGTCGAATATGCCCCTCTGGTCGCAAGTCTTTGGGCGGACGCCTCAGCGTAGGACGCCAATTCCGGGTGCAGATCCTTGACGACCGGGTCGGCCGCAATCTTCTGTAACTCGGCTGCCGTAGGACGAAGATCGACCCGAGCGCCTGCCTGACCGGCCGATCGCGCCATCGCATCATATTGTTCGAAGATAGATTGCTTGGTCTGCTCAATCGCATCGCGGAATTGTTCGATGGTCTTCGGGAGTTCGCCCGTAGTCTCGCCCTCGATGCCCGCGAACCGTAATGACGGCTTGTTGGCCACAATGGAATCAATCGCGCTACGTGCGCTCTGATTGTAATTCGTAAGCTGGGCGGCCGTGGCCTTGCCTGCCACGCTTGGCTTGATTGCTCGGTCGTAATTCGACTTTATAAACCGGTCGATCTTTCCTGCGTCGTTAGCAGCCACAGCCTCGCCCAGCCCACCGGCCGTAATACCAAACGGCAAAACTCCACCAGCAGTCTCAGCAAGACGTTCGGGCGTTGTGCTGGGGCGTTTCAATCCTACGGCATCTAACACCTTGTCGGTCATCTCTTGCGGAGACGCGACATCGGGCCACCCCATCTGCTTCGCGATCGGCTTGTAGATTGCCGTCGCAAGCTCGGTCAGGCCAGCCGCCCCGGCACCAGCCGCCGCGCCAGGCGGGCCACCTAACACGCCGCCGACAGCTGCTCCGGCAGCGATCGGAGCCAGACCCCTAGTAAAGGATGCGGACAATCCGCCAGCCGTAGTGGATGGTGGCTCTGCTGGAGCAGGACGCGACGATGGAGACGCGTCTAATTTGAAGCCAGAGGGCGGCGCAGCCGGTCCAGCAGAAGCCGATTCACTGTCCAGCTTAAACCCCGATGGTAGCGGCGGCAGATCAGCCATCACTGAACCGGCGTATGATCGGCATGGAACCATGCGGTCCCGTCGGTATAGATTTTCTCGCCCTGCGGCCCGGTTGCGGACTGCGTTGCCCACGCAGGCCGGGCAGAACCGCTCGACCCACCCGACAAATTAGGCAGGCCCCCGTGCTCTCCCCCGGCAAACCCCTGCCGGAACGTTTGCAGCATCTCCTGGGGAGCCTTCAGGGCCGCGTCGATCTCTCGGTTGATTGCCGCCACACCGGTCGCATACTGCCCTTTGCTCCAATTCGTGTTGAGCAGGTTGGTCGCCTGTGTCCGAGCGGCATCCGTCAATTGAGAATTGCCACGGCCGATCACCTGGGCATAGGCGTCGATCAAGGCGACATTGGCCTCAAGGAAGTTGATCACGTCCTCGTTGCCGGTCCCTTCCATCACCGCGAGTTGGAGCTTGTTGAAGTTCGGGTAATTCGTTCGGTCAACGCTCTCAGATGCTTTCAGCGCGAGCGGCGTGAATTGCTTCGCTTCCTGCGCGCCGATCGTAAGTTGCGCGACGCGCCCGAATCCGGTGCGCTCGGCTTGCTGCAATCCGCCATATTCTGCAATGCCCACGGCCAGCCGGCGTCCGATGTCTTGTGACAAGACCTCTTTCTCGGCATCCGTGGGCAGCCTGCCGCCGTGCGACTGCTGAAACTCGGCCGTAGCCCGATCCATCTCCTTTTGTGAGATTGCCGTACGGAGCGCGGCGCGATTGCTTGCGCCGGCATTGCCATAACCGAGGCCCTGAATAACCGACTTGTCACCCGCAATGTACTGATCGGCCATCTGGCTCAGGGTGCCCGTGTCCAGCTTGCCGCCGCTAGCACCTCCCGCCGCACCGGCGCGGGCGTTATAGTAGCCGATCTGGGCCAGGGACTTTTGCATGTCGACCTGCGCCTTTTGCAGCGCATTCGTCATCTGATAGACCTGGACCCAATTCCCGAGCGCGGCCTGGTCGAGCTGATGCTGCATCCCGTACAGCCGAAATACGTTGCTCAGCTTTTCTTGCCGCTCGCTTTCGGTCAGCCGTTCGTTCGCGATGATTTGGTTAATCTCTTGGTTCTGAAACGACAGGGCCTGACTCACGAGCGAGGTCTGATCATGCCACTGCTTGTACGACCGCTCGAATTGCTCGTGATTGTTGGTATTCATCGCCTCCATCGCCGAGCCAGCCGCGCCGAGCGCCGCCGTCAGCGGGCGCTTCGACAACAGACCGCCGAACAACGCGATCACCGTGGCCAGCGAGCCAAACCTTTGGATCTCGTCCGAAGGTTTCTCGGTCGGCGGATGCGAGGCGATATCCTCGAATGTCCTGGCCAGGCGCTCGGAATGCTCCATCGCCTGCTGCATCGCCTGCTGGCGTTCCTGAGACCCCGGCGTGGCCTTATCGGCTTCAGCCATCAGCGCATGCAGCGCATCACTCTCCTGCTTCTGGGTAGCGTCATTGCGCTTGATGAATTCCTGGAACCCCGGCGTGGCCCCGGCCCTCAACTCGCCGGCTGGCGGGCCGGGCCGCTCAAACTTCGAACGGAACGCATCGTAAGCGGAACTTTCCGTCGAGGCTTGCCGCACAGCATCAAATGCCGGCTTTTCGGTCGAATTCAGCTCCTGCCATGCGAAGTCGAGCTGCTGCCGAGCAGTCGGTCGGGGGCCGTATTGCGCGATCAGCCGTTGCTGCCTGGCAGCACGCCACTGCGCGATCCCCGCTGCTCCCCGTCCACCGCCCGCCGGATCGAAAGCGTCAGGATCGCCGCCGCTCTCTTCCATAAAGGCGCGGGTCATTCCTTTCGCTTGCGCAGTGGTCAGGCCCTTACCGACGAAATACTCGGCGATCTGTTCCGGCGGTATCCGCCCGCCGGTATCGTCCCTCTGGGGAGCAGGAGGCTGTGGCGCGGCGGCTTGGGACGGAGGAGAAGGCGGCGGCGCAGGGCTCGGAACGGTGACGGACCTTATCGGCCCGAGCGGCGGAGGCTGCTGTACGGTTACGCCAGGGACATACTGAAGCTGATCAGGCGGTATGGTTGCAGCATCTGGCATCAACTAGTTCCGGTTCTGGCTCCAGCGAGGCCCGCAGAAAACGTCGCCAATGCTTTCTGGAAGTCCTCGTCTTGCGTCAACGTAGATTTCATAAGGTTCTCAAACACCCCCGTTGAGATGCCGGTGTAGTTGGCTCCCTGCGTTAGCAATTGCTGGGCGATTTGCTCGCCTTGCGCCGACGCCGCCTGATCGATCTGGCTCATGCGGTCGGCCTCCCACGTCGAACCGCTCAGACCCAGTTGCGCCGCCGTCGATCTGACCTGCGCCTTCGCTGCGGTCGTCGCCAAATTAACGGATTCCTGAGCCCCCGGCGGTAGCGTTCCCGTAGACAGGTAAGAGGCAAGCTGATTCCCTTCGGCCTGTGTCTGAGCGCCGATCTTGTTGAGTTGCGTCGCGTCGGGGAGCGGCTGACCCTGCTTGAGCGCATCGAGACCTAGAGCGCCGGCACCAACCAGGACGCCGGGGTTGCTAGTCAGCTTACTGATGATGGAGTCCAACCTAGTGCCGCCAGTTCCCGTTGTGCCGCCCGCAGAATCAGTAGTCGCCGGGCTCCCAACGGGGACCGAGTTCCCCGAAACATCAAAGGCCCCCAGCCCAGAGGCGGCGGGATCGGTTCCAGACCCACCGATCCCAGAACTCGGCAATGTCGATCCGAGCGGGGCCGTGCCTCCCGGTGTGCCGCTAGGGACGGTCGCTCCGACCGTCTCGCTGAGCGGCGCGGAGCTATACAGACCGCCAGTATTGGTCGTTAAGCTGCTGCCCTGGAAGTATGATCCGCCGGCTCCCGCAGGGAGTGTCGCCGAGGGGTTGAGAAAATCACCGGAAACAGGAACTCCGCCGCCAGGAAGCGCAGCGCTAGCTGCGGAAGTACCGGCCCCGGCGACGCCGGTTGCTGGTACGGACGATGCCCCCGGCGCGGGCGTCGCAGGAGACCCAGCGCCAGCCACCCCAGCAACTAACCCCGTCGCCCCGCCCTCCAAGGCGCTCGTAAGAAGCGGTTGCCCGGTAGCCGCTCCCCCAGCAAGACCACCGCCAACACCGGCGACAACTGGGCCAGCGACATCAGCCACCCCGGCCGGAAGGCCAGCGGCCTCGCCAGCGGTGCCTAGCGCCGAACCCAAGCCACCGGCGACTCCACCTGTGATTGCTCCGAATTCGGCACCCTTGCCGAGAGGTTTGCCTTCGATCCCCGCCAATCCAGCACCGCCGGCGGCGCCGACAGCGGCTCCCGTTAAACCAGTCGCTATCCCGCCAGCCAACCCTGCCCCGAGTCCTACGTCAGTAGCAAGGAATGCAGCAAGTGGGGCGGACACGAGGCCAAACGAGCAGAAATTCCCTTCGTGCGCCCACCTTTCGGCACGGCCTATCATCATACTTCCTTCCGCGCGGGATTGACCGGCCGCATCCGGCAGCACATATGCGACGGATGAAAAAGGCCGCTGTCGCCGCGCTGTTGCTGCTCTCGGGCTGCGCTGCCCCGTATTTCCCTGTTGCTGGCACTCCGACACTCGGCGACGTACGCGAGGCCAAGCGCGCCTGCGCGTACGCGATGATGAACGAGACGAGAGTCGCCGACGCTTTTGGACTGGTTGGCGGGCTCGCCGCGGCACCTGAGCGACAGCAGATTTTTGACCGCTGCATGCGAACTCGCGGGTACGCACAGCTTCAATGACACGGCTCGAACCTGATCTGTTCGTTCTCGAACACCAGCATCCCGGCATCAAATCGCACACGCGGCGGGTCCAACCCGATTAGGATAATGCCCTCGTGGCGGCACGCGGCCGCCCATCTGTTGAACCAAATCACGCCTTTACCGACCTGCCCGGCCTTGATCATATCGAGCGCGATCGAGACGATGCGATTGTGATCGGGGTCTGAATCGTGCGGTTTACCGGCGGTGACTTGGCGGTTTAGCCATTCATGAAACATGGCACCGTCCTCGTCTGACACGGACATCGCCCAATCCTGGATGGTAAGCGCGTAGATCGTGCACGGCACCCGCCTCCCCCGAAATAGACATTCAGGTGGCGTCGAGAACTGCACCCGGAACCCCATTGATCGGGTCAGCACGGCTGCCGCCACATGGCCCTCGGGGACACGGGTCAGGATCTCGACGCAATCGGTCGCGGTGAACATGTAATGAGCGCCGGCCACGGCGAACTGCTTCGCCCATACGCCGCGTCCCTCCGGCAGGATTTGCGTGTGGACCTCGTACGTGCCAGTAAAGAACTTGAAGCAGAAAAACGCCCCGTACTCACCGATGAGACAAACATTCTCGGTCCCGACGATCTTCTCTGACATATCGATCACGCCAGCGGCTATATCCGCCACGTCCGGTCGGACAGCCGGGTGGTTCAGGATCGCGTTGATCCGGTTGGCCGACGTGACCCGTTCGATGATCATTTCTTTGGCCTCAAATCCCGGTGCGCTCCGTCATAGTAATACGCGCGGCACCGATCAACCAGGTTACCCCGGTCCATGTCGGAACCACCCTCCAGCTCGTAGCGTACGGCCCGCAGATTTATGCCCCATGCCTCGATGTGGCGGTAGACGCGAAGCATCGCGGCCCAGGACCGGTGCCGCTTCGCTGTCGAGAACATGAATATCTGCCGGATGATGACCGCTCCATCCATCGGGTCTGATTCCGACCTAGCGAGGCCGATCGCCTCGTTGTTGTGGGCGAACATGCAGTCCGGCATGGTCATGAATTCGCGAACGCGCATCTCGGCACGCTGCACCGTCATCGCCGGCCACACCTCGGGGATGCGCTTGAGCAGATGGTCACGCCAACCGGGCAGCGTTTGTGCCGACAGCCGCACCACCGCGCCAAAATCGACTGCGGGAAGCGGCGGCGCCGGCCCCTTGGGAGCCCACGGGTCATAATCCCAATTCGGCGCCGGGGCTTTCGTGGGTTGCCAAACTTGGGTGACACGGACCTTGCTGCCTATCATGTTACCCCCAACATCGTCTCGGCCAGCAAATGCTCGTTTCCATGCAACCGGATGAAATTGTCGAGTTCGTCGCGGCGGCTCAAATCTCCTGTCGTGTAGTCAGCCCCCTGGATGCCGAGGATGCCGTCCTGGGCGTTGTGCGAGTTCTGGTGGTTGTAGAGCCAGACCGGGTTGGCGATCAGCCGCTGAAAATCTTCCCACGGGATCGGATCTAGCGGATAGGTCGGGATCAGCATCCCGTACTTTTTCTGAATGGCCGCCGCGATCTTGATATGCGAGTCGGCGTTCGCGAAGCTGAATTGCAGCCAATCTTCGGCGCTGCCGGGCAAGGCGAAAAGCGTACCGATCGCCATCAGACCCTTGTTGCCTCCTCTTGCTCGATGATCGTCAGCGACATCACCGTCGCCGCACCGGCAGTCGTCGAAACCGTGACACCGATAAGGCTGCCATTCTGACCGCAGGGGATGGGGCCAAACACGTTGAATTCATCCGAGGACGCAAGGACACTGACCGAGCCACCTCCAGAGCCCACGCCCAACTCATTGTCGACCGTAATCGTCATCGGCGCCCCTTGGTTCTCGATAACGCCGAATAGCTCGTTCGCGGTCTTGGTCATCCAGTACGCCGGGTTTGAGAACAACTTTGATTGAAACGTCTTAGTGAATCCCGCTGACGGTTGCTCAAAGAGAGAAAATACATGAGTCCCGTCGGTTCCCCACGCCTGCGGGGCAGAGTTAAAGTCTACGAACGTCGATACATAGGTCAGATTACGATCCTGCTGCGAGGTAAACCACGGCTTCGATGGGCTGTTACCGTCCCACAGAAGCAGTTTATTAACCGTCATACCCAGGATTGGGTCTGCGATCGGGATCAACAGCATATAAACGGTATTACCGAAAATCTGCGCGACAGCAGACGGATAATCAGGCTCGGACAGCGCCGTCGAAAAGTAGATGCCATCTAGTGGATAGGACACTTTCGTAACGGCACCACCGAGCGAGATGTGAATGCCAATCACATTGGCAAACGCGAGATTCCGGCTGTAAACGGTCGAACTCGATGGCCAAGGCGACCCGATCTGCGGGTCAGCGTTCTGATTGTTGAAGGTTGTCGTTGCTGTTGTCGAAGTCGAAGTCGTCGTGACACCAGAGACGTAATCGAGTGACGAATCGGCGACTAGATACAAAAATCCGTTGGTCTGGTGCAGCGAAAAGTAGCCAACCCTGGCAAACGAGTTCGTATCAACGAAGGCGCCGCCGTCATCCCCGAAGTCTGACGGATCTCCGCCCGCCGAGAAGATTACGCGCCCCCTGGGGGGGAATGACGCGACCGCACCGCCATTACCAACCCAGACATGCCCCTGATATACTTCAGCCGTTGTCCCGGAAACTCCGAACGGCATTAAGTTCAACGTCGCCACCGCTGGGCCATTACCCCCCGAGAACACGACTAACGTCGGGTTCGTGTATCCCTTGCCCCCAGCCTGCACCTGAACCTGAGTGACCGCGCCGCCAGCTCCAATCGTCGCTATTGCGGCGGCGCCGGCGCCCGTAGCCCCGACAAATTCTACAGTAGGCGTCGATTGAAGCCCCGAGCCCGGCGTCGTGATCGTAACGCTGGTGATGACCCCCTGATCGACAAAAGCGAGCGCTTGGGCGCCAGAGCCGCCACCTCCCGTGAAACCGAGCGTCGGCGCCGAGTAATTGCTGCCGCCCGACACGATTTGCAGCGACGTGACGATGCCGCCGGCCATGCCGTTGACGACGATAGACGCGCCGCTGCCGGTGCCGTCGGTGATAACGACGGTCGGTGGGGTCTGAACGCCGCCAGAGCTTTGGTATCCCGATCCCCCGGATTGCAAAAACGTGCTTGTGATAACCCCGTCACTGATGTTGGCTGTCCCGATCGGTGTAGTGGTCCCGTTGCCGCCAGCAAAGATTACAACGAGCCGGTCGTCGACCTGATAGCCCGAGCCCGGATTGTTGACGGTGACTAGAGAAACCGCCCCATTATCGATCTGTGCGGTCAAAACGATGCCGCTTCCCGAGCCACCTATCGCACTCACGCCCGGAACCGACGTATACCCAGACCCACCGTCCAGAATATCGACGATCGGTCCAGCCGTGCCGGACGTAAAAAGACTTGAGCCGTCCCAAAGCCAATAGCCGTTGGTCTGGTCTTTAGAGAAAATAATGTAGAGGCTGCCCCACTGCGAGAAGCCTAGAATGGATGTCGGATTTGTGATCGTCCCCGGCGGCATGATCTGGGTCGCGACGCCAGCAAAGACCGTAACCGCAGTCATCGACCCGTCAGTATGCAGCACAAACAGGTACGACTGAACGCCCACATTGCCGAAGCCGAACCACACGATGTCGCCCGGCGTACCCGACGTATAGAAGATCGGCCCCGTCCCCGGCAGAACCTTAAGCATGTTTGGCGCTATAGGCATCCAGCCGTCGCACCAGGACAGCTCGCTGTCCTTGATCGCCGGCCGATCCTGCTTGGTGTTGAGGCCGGAAAACCCCTCGATCGTAATCGGCAGGAAGCTATTTGGGAGACCTGGTACTGGCTGCGCCGCACCCGGCAGACCGCCCCGCTCAGACATTAACTGCGCCCATAGGGATTTACTAGAAGTCTCGGTCTCGCCCCAGAGCTGTACCTGCTCGTCATCTGCTGGTACAGCTCTAGCATACCTCGCGCCATATTGAAGTTTTGCAGCTCCAGATAGCTCATGTGCGCGGCGAAGTACGGAACAGCGTCCGTCCACGGGTCGGGGAGAGCCTCAAAATCCTCGTCATCCTCAAGGTCAGACGGCAAGCACAAGCAATCCGCTTCCCACTGATAAAGGGCATTTGGAAGCGGGTATAGATACATCGAGCCAGAAATTCCCTGGCCGTACTGACTCATGACCGTCGGAACATAGTAGTATTGTTGCGGGTAGCTCCGTAACAGCGCCTGATACTGTGTCCAAGGGTAATTCAGTAGCATATACCGGAAGTTATTAAAGATGATCGACCCGGAGAAGATCGAGAATACTGACTTTACGCCGGGGAACTCGTCGAGCGGGAAGTCAGAGAAATTGTAGATTTCCTGAAACGGATTGACGGTCAGGATCGGCGACACTTGGCACGACAGGGTTGCGCCAGAGCCGGTCGGATCGCTTATGGTCGCGGTCGGCTGAAAATACCCATAACCGCCGAACGACGGACTGACATCGCTGATCTGGCCCCCAATTTGCTGCGCGACAGCAATCGCCTGAGCGCCGCCCGGAAACGGGATGGCGCCCGAAGGAAAGTCAGGCCCCGAGATCGTGACTTGCGGCGCGGTGTACCCGGAGCCGGGAGCAGTCACCTGAATTTTCACGATTTGCCCAGACACCGGTGGCAGACGGCGGATCGACTGCGTACGGAGCGCGAGATCGCGACGAGCGCGATTGATGTACGCCACGAGATCTTCGGTGTTGAGGAGCCGCTGGCTACGGTCCCGCAAGAACCCCTCAGTCTGTTTTAGATAATCGTAAAGCATTGGCTTTTAATGGTTGACCCAGTTCGTCCCGTTACAAAGGGCGAGCAACACGGTCGTCCCCGAGCCAGCTACAATTGCGTTGTAGACCGGAACGGCCGCCGCATCTGTCACGAGATACACGAGTCCGGTCTGTCCCGACGTACACGTCGTCCCAAGGGTCGCGATCGAACTTGTCGGGATAGTTAGCGCCGGAGTGACGCCGGTCGCCGTCAGCACACCGCCAGCTCCTGTCGTAATCGTGGTTCCGTCGCCACGGGCTGCCCCCGAAGTTCCCGATGAGGCCGCCGGCAAAATCGTTGGATCTACCGTTCCGCCAGAACCCGTTTGGATGATCGTGCTGTTGCCGGTCGTACCGGTTGGCTTGCTCGACGTAACCGTGGAAGCGGTTGCGGCGATCGGAACTTGCCCGAGCGTCATGCCCGAAAGGCCGCTCGCGGCTGAGCCAACATAGGTTTTGATCTGGGCTGTCGTTGCGTACAAGCCTTTGACCGGCGTCCCACCCGAAACTGCGACCGGAAGATATTCCGTTCCATCAAGGGAGGTCTTGGTCTGGTATATCGTCTGGGCGTATACGGTCCCGGCGGCAACCAGCCCGGCGGCGACAAACAGGTAAGTCTTAAAATACTTCATGCCGCCGTCCTTCTTTGCTGAATGCCGAGCTTGTTGCCGACCGTAGGATCTGGGACGCCCGCGAATTGATGTGGAAGCTCACTCGGAGTCGCCCCGTCTCGCGCTCGCTGCATGAATACGCCGTAGAGTTTCATCATGCTGTCCGAGCGCTCGTTATCGCCCTGCTGCAAGAATCCCATGTAAGCCGCGAAATAGGGCACCGCATCCGTCCACAGACCAGGCAATGCCTCCGGGTCCGCATCGGATTTCAGCGGTGACGGCAGACAGACGGTATCGAGAAACAGGCTGTACGATGTGTCGAGAAGGTTAAGGAAGAGTGTGCCTTGCGTGCCCTGTCCGTACTGAGCCCAATGTTTTGGCGAGCCTGCAACCGGAACTGGGGTCGATAGGACGTATCGGTTGAACCATTCCCACTCTCGCGAGTAGACCTTCTTCCGCCCCCCCGCAATTTTCCACGTAATGTCCCGGACAGCCTGAACGACAGCGACCCCAGCCGTACCCGCCGGGAAGACGACCGCCGAAAATGGGTACTGCTGCGCCGTGTCGTCGACCGCCAGCGTCGAATAGACGCGGATACACTCGCTCTCAGCAGCTACCTGTCCGCGCGCGATGTTGACCCAATCAACGAGATCGAAGTTGTTTACTCTCTCGAATCGCTGATCGTTCAGCATTATCCTTCTGACTGTCTGTAGGTAGGCTGTCAGCATTACGCCGTCCCACGAACGTCAGTCGGAGGCGCCGGCTTCCGCTGGTCAGTCGGCTGGGTTATGGGGAGGACAGGCGAAGTGCTTGCCGCCCGGGCCCGAGCCATAAACGCCTGATACCGCGAGAACATGCCATCAGCGGCTCCGGCGTCCCCTTGCTGAAGGAATCCCATGTAGGAAGCGTAATAGGAAATGGCGTCGGTCCACAGCGGCGGAATGACCTCTGGCGTCGCGTCGTCAACCAGCGGGATCGGAAGGGCGGCAACATCCAGAGAAATCGCGAAAACGGCGTTCGGAACCGGGTCGAAGTACAGCGTCCCATCGGCGCCTTGGCCTTGCTGAGCCATTCGCAGCGGAGATCCCGAGCTCCCGGAATTCCAATAAAAGGCCGCAAACCATTCGAACGGGCGAAAATCCAACATTTCCGACCCGATAAACGCCATCCTGACCGCGATGACCTGCTGGTATCCCTGACCAGTTATGGCTAGGGCTGAAAACGGGTACACTTGTCCGCCAGATGTCGTAGCTAAAGACGCCTGAGCCCTGACGCACTCGCTTTCTCCGGCGACTTGATTCCGCGCTACGTTGATCCAATCATGAAGATCGTAGGTATTGACCTTGTTGAACGATTGATCGTTCAGCATCAGCCGCACGACGGTCTGTGTGTAGGCGGTCAGCATCACGCCGGCCTTGCCTGGGAAACCTGTTGCCTAGCGGGCGGCATGCTCTGTTTTGCCGCCGCGCCGTCAGGCTGGTAATCCGGCAGGACCGACGGCGTCGCCGCAGTGCGCCCGCGCCCAACGAATGCCGTATAGCGGGCAAACATGTCATCGGCCGCCGCTTTATCTCCTTGCTGGAGAAACCCCATATAGGCGGCAAAATAGGGAACGGCGTCGGTCCAGATCGCCGGAATTATTTCATCACTCGTGACATCCACGAGAGGGGCGGGTAAGGTCGCCGTATCTAGCGACACAAGGAATGATGCGTTCGGCACGGGGTCAAAATATAGAGACCCAAGCGTCCCCTGGCCCTGTTGGGCCATTCGTACAGGCTGCCCAACTGCACCGGATTCCCAATAAAATTCAGAGAACCATTCGAACGATCGAAAATCTAGCCGTGTACTACCAATAAATCCAAGACGAACGGCTATAACGCCTTGATACGATGCGCTAGGCATAGCAATCGTGGAGAATGCATAAACTTGCTGACTCGGAACCAGCGTTAAAGGCACCTGCGCACGGCAACACTCGGTTTCACCAGCGACCTGATTCCGCGCTACGTTGATCCAATCTTTTAGATCAAAGTCATTTACCTTCGCGAACGTTTGATCATTCAGCATGAGACGACGAGTGGTTTGCTGATAAGAGATCAGCATCAACGCCCCCCGCCGGGTTGCTGCGGCGTCGCCGTCAGCGTCGTCTTAAGCGTCGCAACGCGCGCCCCTGGCCCGCCCGGCATGTTGTCCGGCAGCACCGTCGGGGTCGCTTCTTGCCGGCCCCGAAGCGCTAATTCCTGATAGCGGGTCAGCATAATGTGTGCGTCAGCCTGACGCTGAAGCTGCATCATTGCGAGCCACGCTGCATAGAACGGCACAGCGTCCGTCCACAAGGCCGGGATGACCTCGGGAGTCGTGTCGTCGACCAAGACGACCGGCAGATAAACGACATCAAAGATCGCCGTAGCGGTTACGTCGGGCGTAGGATAGAAAAACAACGTCCCTAAGGCACCCTGTCCTTGTTGGGCCACGATCGAAGGCGTTCCCGGCACTGTGGTCGTCAAATAATATGCAGCGAACCATTCCCATGACCGGAACTCTAAAGGATTCGCGGAGCCAACTACAAATCCATCTCGGACGGCGATTACGTTAGCCACGCCCGCCGGGAAATTTAATGACAAAAACGAATATGTTTGCGTGCCAATTACGAACTGTAAAAACGTTTGGCCACGGATACACTCAGCGTCGGCTGCCAATTGCATCCTGGCGGTATTGATGTAGCTGGTCAGCGTCGGCGTCGGTATTAGGCCGGACGGGACCAGTTGGATCAATTGCTGGACTGCTGTCTGGTATGCCGTCAGCATGATCTCGCCTCCGTGGTCGTCCGGCGGGGCGATCCCCCCGCTAGAAGCCGATCAGCAGGGCATGATAGTCAGAACGTCGTTCGCAGCCGCAACCACCGTCGCCGGACTGGTTGTCACGACCGCCGAGCTGCCGACGCCAGCGACAGTCAACGTGGGCGCCGTGGTCAGAAGCTGCCCGGCGTTGACGAGCAGCAACCCAGTGATAGTCCCGGCACCTGTCAGGGCCACCGTGACAAGGCCCGGATTCGGAGACCAAAGATTTGCGGCACCAGACAGCCACGCCGGATCGGTCTGGTCGGGGAACAAATAGACAGGCGGAATCGACGTATAACCGGCACCGGCCGTTCTGATCGTCACGGTCCCAACCGCCCCGGATGAAAGAGCGGCAGTCGCCGTGGCGGCGATGCCGGGGGCCGGAGGAGCGGCAATGACGACGATCGGCGGCTTGGTGAAGCCGGTACCGGCGAAGAACCCCGTACCGCTGTTGGTCGTGAACGTTCCGAGTGCGCCGCCGACGATCGGCTGCCACGTCGAATTTCCCGTGCCGGCCGTAACCGTGGTCGAACCCTGGACATAGCCGGTGCCCGGCGTGGTAACGATACCCGTGTACCAACTGTCTGACAGGTTTACGACGCGGAAGTTGGTGCCGTCGCTAAAATATTCGGTCTGCCAAGCGGCTCCGGGGCCAAGCAGATTGACCCACTCCTGACGTATCGGATCGTACCACTGCAACGCCGACACTGTCCCTGTGACGGAAAGCTGATATTTTCCGCGCGGGATGTACCACGCCATCGCCGGCGATAAGGAAATCTTATTGGTCCCTACTGTATTTGGGACGCCGCTATACTCAAGAGGATAGGTAAATTGCGGAGCGGGAAATGGCCCGACGCCAATGTCACTCTGAGGCATTGTGAGCTAACTCCCGCTCATCAAATCGGATTGCTGAAGGCAGGGTTCCCGACACCCGTAACGATTGAGTTCGAGACACATTTACTTGTAATCTGATTGTAGCCAAGGACCACAACACCTTGCTGTCCCATCTGGCCGAGCGGGATCAGCGGGTAAAAGCCGGAGAAGTCGAACGCCGCATCCTCGGACATGTACATTTTTGTGTACTTGCTGTTCGGGAACAGCACCGTGCCCTGCGGGCAGAAGTGGTCGGCGAAGATAGGAACCCCCGAGACGTTGAGGTTCGGGAATGAGGACCGCACCGCAGTCCCCATCGAGTATTCGTTGCCGGGCCTGACGAACTGCTGTTCGATCCCGATGAAATCGGCATTCAGCGTCGCCAGATCGCCGGGGTTCATCAAACCGAATGTTGGCGGTTCACCGCCAGCCTTGTCGGTCGATTGAAGGATCTGGTTCGACATCGTCGTGCGGGTATAGCCGGCGGTTCCGGGTAAACCCGCACCGGTGGCGGCTACGTAATACTGTCCCTTCCACGACTGATTTCCTGGTGCGAGGCGGTTAATGCCGCCGTAAACCGCGACATTCGTGCCATCGTCAAAGGCGTCAATCATGCTGTTGGGCAGCAGCGTATTCGTCTGCGTGTTGTTGTTCAGAAACATCAGCCGGGCGATGTTCTGAACCGTGACGTTCCACACGTCGTTCATGCGAGCCTTGACGGTCGAGATCACCGTATCGGTCGCTTGCAACACACGCTCGCCGAAGTACAGCGGAACCGGGACCACCCAGTAGACCAACGGGAACTGCGCGTTCTGGATCGCCGGAATGATCTGCGGCGCATTGAACCCGCCAGCCGGGCCGGTGAATTGGCCCTGGACCATCGACTGGCCCTGGATCGGGATCGTCACCTGGCTCAAGCCGCCCGCAGCTTTCTCCGCACCGCCCATGAAGAAGAACAGCGACGGGGCCGCATAATATAGCTGGACAAATAGGACTGGGACGAATGCGCGCCTGACTACGGAAGTCAGTTCCAAGTACAAGTTACCTGTAGGGACGACACCCTGGCCGGGAAGCGGCATAGCCTATGATTCCTTTTACTGCCCGGTAGCGCGGAAATCGGCGCGGGCTTTGTCGATCGCCTGACCCAGGAATTCGTCGTATTGCTGATCGAGGAGCAACTTAGTGTCGGGCGCGTCTTTCTCGGCGCCGTCGAACCAGCCGAAGCGTGACGAGCCGTTCATGACCGGCGGCGGTGTCGGGTGCATTTTTTCGAACAGCGCGAGCCCGGCCTCGTGATCGACGATATTCCGATCGCCCATCAGCTTCTCGATTTCGCTGATCGCCTCATCGGATACCCGAAGGTCTCGCAATTTTTGCTGGCCGCGCGACCACTGGTGGTCCCAATCTGCCTTGGTCTTCTTGTCGGCCTCTTCGGCTTCCCGTTTGGCGCGCTCGTCGCGGTCCTTCTGCATGTCCTCGCGAAGCGCCTTCAACTCCTCGTGGAGTGGATCGGCAGCATCGAGTTCTGGAATGGCCTTGTCAGGGTTGAGAGCTTTGTCGGCCTCAAGAATTTTGCGGCGCGTCTTCGGGTTATTCAGAGCGGTCTGGACAAACCCGGCAAGCTGCCGATAGCTGGCAAGTTGAGCCTCGTCGATCTCAACCATGGCCTATCTACCTCGTGGTGCCCGCATTCGGGACGTGGCGGATCGCCATGTCGCCCTCTTTGTTGGGCGTCGGGATGTGGTCGGTTCGGCCGCCGATTTGCGACTGCGTGAAGTCGATCTTCTTGATCTGCGAGTCCGACTTGGGCATCCGCTGGGTGGTGTCTTGGAAAATATTCATAACGATCTCCGTGAGGTTACGCGGCCATTGCGGGCGTGCCGCCGGCAGTTCCCGCAGGTGCGCCTTGTGCTCCGGCGGCCCCGGCCGCGCCCTGCATCTGCTGCTGCCGCATCGCTTGCAGCCGCATCGCGTTTTGTCGCGCGGCAAGCTGCATGGCGTCGGCCTGAGTCTTCTGGACGCCAGACGGCGCGTCCTGGGGCTTGGCGTGTTTCGCGATCTTGTTAACCGCGTCGGAAATGTCCCGTTGCTGATCCGACCCGAATGGGAGCTTGGTGACCAGTTGGGAAATCTGATGAGCGTGCATGCCGATGGCCAGCAGGGCCATCTCCTCATTCCCGCGATTTGCCACCGGCATCTGCGCGGGACTCGAACCTGTGGCTTGAGCTGGCGCGGCTGGTGATGGCGAACCGCCAGGAGAAGGCGCCCCTGGGGCTATCGGCATGTCAGGCATTTAGCGGCGCTTGTGGCTGCGACGCATACGCCGTTCGCGCTTTTCGAAGGTAAGCATTGCAATGCTCCATCTCTCAGTTGCACACTGCCGGGAGCCCCCGCTAGGCGGTTGCGAGACGAGCCCGGACGGCAATCCAAGAGACCCGCGAGACTTTTGGAGCAAGATGGTTGATGAAAGCCGGCGGATGCTTTATGTGGATCGCATGGGAGAAGCAAAGGTCCAACAGATCGAATTCGTGACACCGAAACAGCTCGCCACCGAGTTGCATGTCACGGAGTGGACTCTAAACGAATGGCGCAAGGCCAAAGTCGGACCACCCTACCGCCGGCTAGTCGGTCGGAATATTTACTACCGTCACGAGGTTAACGAATGGCTGGAGCAGACGAAATGGGGCTGACCCGTTCCTCCGCTACGGAAGTATTCTCCAAAATACTAGACGACATTGAGTACGAAAAAGAACTCATGCCGCCCGCTTGTGACCCGTCCCACGAATAACTTTCGCGTAAGCCTCAGGGTCTTCCTGCTCCAACTTCTGTAATTGCGCCTGTTGCTGCGCCATCCGCTCCTTGGCGCGAGCAATCACCAGATCCCGATTCGGGATGTTGACCATCTCCAGAGCCGAGATCGGGTCGAGCGCGCCCGACTTCAGCAGGAACGCCACTAGCTGCAAATGGTCGTCGTGATAAATCGGCGATGATGAGTGCGAATCGACCGAAACTCGGGCGTTCATCTCGACCATTTGGGCCAAGGTGAAGTCGGTCAACTCGTCGTTTGCGTCAGTCCAGTAGACCGTAGTCCCCTTGGCGGCCAGGACCGCCAACGTCAGCGCGCCGGCCTTAGCACATTGCCGCTCGATCAGCAGTGACCGGTCACGCAGCCGGGGGGAGCCGGTTTTCATCAGCGTGTTGGCGTGCACATCCGACCGCACACCAGATTCTCCGGCGCCGGACATGATCGGCGGAAAGCCCGACACCCGCTCCATCAAGGAAATGATCTCCCGGATCAGCGGCAAGGCGTTTTCCGGCATCCGCGCGGTCAGGTCGACCGCATTGCCGCCAGCACCGAGGTTGACGAAGCCCTGCGCCTTCTGCATCGCGTATTCCTCGGCGTTGATCCCGTCGGCCCCGGAGTAGGCGATAAACTTGTCGAATTGCTGGCCCATGATCTTGTTGATGTCGGACAAATGTGTGGTCAGCCACGCCTGGAGCTGCATCAGGTCGGCCACTTCGGAGCGGCCCCAGAAATAGCCAGGCTCGAAATTAGCTTGGATCAGGGTATAGGGGTGATGCCCTGGAACGCACATGTTGATCGGGCGGCTGAGCGGCGAGATCAGGATATCGGGCTGCATCCAAACCAGCGTCGTCCAATCACCGGAATCGTCGTCCCACACGGTGATTTCCTCGACGGGGTAGAGGTCCAGGTCGACTTGAGGGCCGGCGTTCGGATAGTTATTGCCCCCTCCGGTTTGCACCCATCCACCAGGGCGCGGCTGGCCGGCGGCGGCGGGAGACAACTCTAAAACCGCCGTCGACAGAACTTGGTGCATGAACGAAGTCGGCGGCGATACCCCTGACTGCTTTTCCGAATTGGACTTGATGCGCTTCATGAGCTTTTCAGCGTCCGGGAGGTGCCTGATACGCCGCCATACCTCCCATTCGTTCAGCATCATCGTCTCGACGAAGGCTTCCTGCTTGTCGAGATCGTTGATCGTTTCGTTCATGACGCCAAACATTTGCGGCATCACGAGCCGGGCTCCGTGGTACTCGAATTGCAGATGGCCATTATCATCAGGACGCTGGCCGACGAGTTGCTTGAGAATACAGGCACCATAGTCAACCGCCGGCTTCACCCCGGCCCCGAACAACAGGTCAATGTCGTTCGACACCCACTCGTCGGTAATAGCTCGTCCGCCGACCTGACCGCGCTCCAGCCAATCCTTTTTAAGGCGCTCCTCGAACGATATTGCAAACAATAGCTCGATCGGGCTGTAGAGGTGGGCCGCCAAGCGGTCGGTATGGCTGTAAAGCAGGTTGGCGAGGGCCAAGCCACCAGCGCCGTCGTCTGACGCCCAACCGCGCTCGATCCATTGCCCGTAGATACGATATGCCGATTCGCGATGACCGCGCGAGGAATGGCATTTGACGACGATCATCTCGGCGAGCTTGTTTCTCGCCCTTTGTGAGCGAGGGATGATCACTGACGCGGCCTTATCTGTCCGTTCGCCGTCAGCCGTCCAGCGACGGCGGCATGGTTCGGCTTCACGATGTTGGTGAGCGCGTGCGCCCCGGCGTCGGGACGGCCGAGAGCATATTGAGACCCTGGCTGCTGGGTGTTGAACCCCGTCATGTTTGGATGCTGCTGCATGACCTGGGCGACGGTGTTGGTCGCTGGCATGATCGCGGCGGTATCGCCCTCTCGCATCTCTCCGGCCTCACGCATGTTGGTGATCTTGATGTGTGACATCTCGGCTTCAGATACCCCGGCAACATCGGCTGCCTCCTTCGCCCGCTGGATCGACGACGCCTCCATCTGGCGATAGACTTTGTTCTCCGACATGACGATCAGGTTCTTGCGGATACCTGGAGCCTTCGGGACGAAGACCGGCTCGGCTTCCTCGTCCAGCACCGCGCCGCAAAGTTGGCAGCAATCAGGCGGCGGCGAATCGGAACTTGCATGGAAGAATTTGAAGATCCCGTCGCAAGCCGAGCAGTGATAGTGCTGATACCGCGACTTCGCCGCGCTTGCGGCGGCGGTGTAGGAGAACCTTGGCATGCCTACCTCATCCTGAAGCCTGGCCGTTGCATCGACGCGATCCGAGCCGCCTGCCGGCCTGCCGCCTTACGCTTGAACATGTCCTCAAGCAAGTTCTTCTGGAACAGCGCCATCACATCGACGGCTGAGCCGGCCCGTCGGATACGATCAGCCTCGCGGGTGCGGTTGGCCCTAGCCAGATGGCGGCGAAGATGCTCCTCCCAAGCGCGAACCCCAAAGGCCAAGCCGGAATTGCGATCGTCGCGCTTGCCGGAAGGCGCCGCGATCTTGTCGCCCTCACGGGCAATCGTCTTCATCTCCTCCAGGGCGTCGTACGATCTGATCGTCACGACATCGTTGTGAAAGTACCCGCGTAGACCGTCCATCATCTGGACTTTAAGCTGAGAGCTGGTCTTCCACCAGAAGTTATGTCCAGTGCTAATGCTGTCGCTTCGACTGTAGACGTACATCTTGCCGTTGTGGAAGATGTTATTGATACCGGCTTCCCTGGCTGCGGTTCGCAGGTAGCCATCACGCAGCAAGGCTCTCGTAATATTGTATTGCCTCAAAACCTCCTCGCCGGAGCCGTTCAATTCGCAGGTTGTCATTACTTGGCTCTGGTGCGCGGAGCCGTACCACCCCACCAAAGTCCACAGCAGCCACGCGAATTGCTGAGGTTCGATGATCGCCGACGTATATTCCGCCACCTGCTCGACGGCGTCGGCGTAGCAGCGCAGCACTTGAGCGCATGAATTGTTGTTGAACTCGTTACGACCGTAGGCTGGGTCACCCGCGACGACGTAGCAGCCCTCGGAAACCGGCTCTTCCCAGACTTTGAGTTCGACCTCTTTCCAGGTTCTGGACGGCTGAATGTCGCAACTAATGATCGAATCGCCCGGCCAAAACCGATATGGCTTGTATTTAATGCTCTTGGACGCTTGGCTCGCGACCGTGAGCTTATCGGCGCGGAAAAACGGGGAGCCGGACTGCTGGAAAGCATCGTCTTCGACCCAGGGCTGATCCTGGATCGCGTAGCCGTCCTCGGGTTCGTCATCGTCCCGATCACGCGACGGGTCTATATAGCGGCGATACCAGGCTAGCTGCTCCTGATCGATCTCGAAGTCGTAGAGTTCCTTGACGTGGCGCATCCGCCGCAGTTCGGCTTCACTCGGCGGCTCGATCCCATAAACCTTCCACTGTGGCGTCCCCCGCAGGATGCGCTGGTCATCCTTCGACCACCAGCCGGCGAAGTAGGCGACTTCCTCGATCTCGTTGCCCTTGGCCTCCATCCAGATGTCGTGCCAGGAATTAAAGCCGCGCGCCGTCGACTCCCAGATGTAAAGGCGATCTGGATAATTGTCCGAGAGAGAGTTCTTGAGAGCGGTAATGCCTTCAGTGTTAACCCAGCTACAGATTTCCGATCCCCACAGGAAGTTAAGACCTTCCGATCGTCCAAGTGTACCGGAACTTGATGTCTCTCGAACGCCAGCCGACATGAATATCAATCTAGACTGATTTGACAGGCTAAGCCCATCTCGATTATTGGCAACAACCTTGGGAAATTTGTAGTTGGCGGGAAGGTTGTCGATTAAGTTTTTGATGCGGTTGCGCGCGCCGGCAGTGTGCGGCCCGGTGTCAAAGACCAAACCACCAAGCATGCCATCATGGATGCCAAGCCAGAACACCGTGAACAGCTCAACGATCGTCGACATGCCGAGCTGCCGGCTCTTGAGGCACTTGATGACATGCTTATCTTCAGCCAGGCCATTAAACAATGCCCGGATGAAGCGCTTCTGCCCCTCGTAGAGGCCGCGGATAATCGGGTAATTGCCGCCCTTTTCCTTGGAATTGATTCGGACATGGCTGGCAAATTCCCAGAACGCCTTCTCGAACGCGGCGACTTTCTGAGGATTCCAGCCTAGATTTAGCTCAGGATCGGGCTCTGGTGCGCGGATCTTGCGGCGCGACGCAACGCCGGGGCGAGATGGGGTGAGGACTCTTTTCGATAGCACGCCCGCTATTTACGAGCGATGAGCGTTTTAATCAACGCCCGTACTGACCGAACACCGGCGCGCTGGCGCGCTGCGCAAAGTCAGTTGCCGCGATCTCGATCTTGCTCTTGGCCGTCGACCAGAACACCACCTCGTCGCGGGTGCCCTGCATCATCAAGGTTATTTCGGTCCCGTCCGGGGCCACCAAGACCAGCGCACCGTTGAAGTCCTCCGGCTGAATCGCCCGGATGCGCGCGGCCATGCGGGTGAAGGCGTCGGCGAGATCAGGCATCCACAAGACTCTTGGTCGGCAGTTGCACGATATCGTACGCCTTAACAGGAGTGGGGTAAAACTCTAAGCGATCCCCTACCAACGCCGCCATCGTCGGCAGCCCTAAAATCGGGCCAGCAATAGATGAGTCTTCTTTGGCCCGGATCTCCGACATCTGTTCGGCGGAAATCCTGGCAATAGGAACGTACTGATCGGGACCGACCCTAAGACAGATAGGCACCCAATCGCCCTGCCATGCCACATAACCGCACCCAGCTTGGAGCCTGAGCCAAGGAAGTTCATATCCCGCGGCGGTGGAATGGTCGTTTCGTTGGTGCCTTCCCATTAAACTCAACCCTGATCATGATACCGATGCGGGTGCAGATCGGGCGCGCGGCGCAGCGAATGCAGCGCAGCCCCGGTCGAGGGCGCGTTCATGATCTCGTTCGCATGATCAGCGGTGACGCCAGCGTACACACTGCGGCGGCCATTGTTCGACCAAACCACATGCAGCTCGTTAGTCGCTGGATCGTGACCTAGCGACGCGACGGTCCTTGACCACGGCGATCGCCACTCAGTCGGTCCCGGCTTAGCGGCGGGTTGAACGGGGCCGGTGTCGGTATCTCGTACGTCAAGATTTCCGTCTCCACCCGCGGCTCCTCGCCATTCACCCATTTTGCCGCTCCCAACTCGATCAGTTTATAGAAATGCTCGCGCTCTGGATTGCTAGCATAGTCCCGCGCTGCCATCAGCCACGTCCCACCAGGAAGCAACGCCATGTCGGTGAACCGGCGGACTAGACGCACGTCGTCCCGATCAGACGTGAAGAACCGCGCGACCCCGACCTGAGTCCAGCCCCGCGACAGACACTCCGCCGCCCCTTTGATCTCGTCGGCACACACCATGAAAAACAGCATCAACCAACCTTCCGCTTGAGGGCCATCGCCTCATCATACCCAGGATCTCCTGGCTCGAAACACACCGAGCCGAGGGCCTGACCATGCGCTCGGTAAAATGCGCAATAGACGGAATGCTCGTGAGGCCGAGATGCCGGTTCGCCGTTATGCTGACACTGGCACGTCGGTTTGGGCGGCAATACCGGCCCACCAGACACCGTCAGCATCGGATTGGTCGCAAAACTCCACATCACCACCCCCTTGCCGGCCCGAGAATACCAATGTCAGCACCAGCCTTCTCCAGGATGCCACGAAAGATCGGCGATAGTACGTCATCCCGGTCAGCGATCTCTTCGTCCGCAAACGCCAGAAACGGGATAGGCATCAGTGTGATCCCTGACATCGACGCAATCCCGAACGGTACCCGCGAAACGATAACCCGGCGCCGACCTTCCTCATGCGGCCCCAGAGACCGGAACTCGTTAGCGTACTCGCCAGCCGCCGGTAAGCGAATGCGGAAGTTCCGATCGGAGTGATCAGCGAAAAACGCCTCGTCCGGAAGCGAGCTCATCGCGGCTCCCCGTCCTCGTCCAGCCGGCTAATCCACCGCACAACCGGGACCGCCACCAGAAACGCCAGCACAACCCAACTCAGCAGTATCAACCCGATGTCGGTGAACATTCCGTTCCTCCTCGAAACCCGCCCGTAGCCCGATCGCCGCTAGCTCCAAGATCACCGCCTCCAACTCCCACGCGTAAGCAGCCCACACCGCCGCAACATCCTCGGAATCGGCCCTAGCCAGCATCAGAGGCAAAACTCCACCCGATCCGAAACCGCCTCGATGTTCGTCGCCGCAATCGAAATCACATGACCGCCGTGCTGCCCATGCTCAGGATGCTCCGCCCCTGCCCGCGCGCTCTGCCGGTAGATCCACTTCGGCGGCGGCGCCCAGCCGCTGTGCGCACACCACTCCGCCGAGGATAACCTCACCAGCCCGCTCGGCGACAAAATCTGCGACTCAATCATTCCGGCCGATCCGGCGAGCACACAGCCAACGCCTCAGCCGTCACCTGTAGCCGCGCCGTTAGCTGCTCAATCAGCCCACGACCCACAAGCCGCTCCCGAGGCACAACCATCTCCAGAACCTCCCTTAATGCGCTCAGTATCACCAAATCGTTCTCCAGAGCCACACGGTCCATCAAATGCCCTCCCTGTGCGAGTCCATAACCCTTCGAACCACCGGAGTTCACATTGTTGACAGGATAAGAACTGGCAATCACTGCAATCATTTCTTCCCATACGCCGGCCGCATTTTCTTCGTAGGCGCACCAATACGCGGCATCTAACATCTCATTATTTGGTATTTTAGGTACACAGATCCACCCATATTTGTCTAATGCTGTCAAAACCATATCTGCACTAGATTCACTCTCTAAAGTGGATGCAACGATAGCCAGAGGGGACAGCGGGGCGCCCATCACGCCCACGACCTGTCAAAGGGATAATTCCCACTCACCCAAAACCTCCTAAAACCGCCCGGCCGCTTCCCATGCGAATACATCTGTCATCGCTCGCAGGAACCGTCAACACTATTTATTTTCCGGGGGCGATGTGGCAGGGGTGTAACAAAATATCACCGCGATCCGTCCCATCGCGAGGTCGGCCGCGACACTCCCACAACCCATGCTGGTGTCCACCATCTGTTCGTTGTGCGCCGCAACTTTCCATAATGCACCTTATGCGACATTCGTTGTTATTGATATTGTTCACGCTTTTGAATCGTAGCTCGGTTGTACCAGGGTTTCAGGCGGTTGCACACTAGATGTAGTGCCTGGCTGGGTGTTAGGATGTGACAGCTAAACGGGGTAAAGTGATGGCCAAGAAACACCAACTAGATGACGCAACAATCTGGCGTGTTCTCAAGCGTTGGGGACAAAAGAACACGGACGCTGCTACTCGTCGGACTGTAGAGCCGTTAGTTCGCGGGGTTGACACAAGCGTTCCGTATGTTGACCGTGCTTTACGATTGTACAGACCTTGGCGGATACCTGAGTACCCTGGGCAGATGGCTGTATTACAGGTATTATGCGGCGTTGTTTCTCGCACGACGCTTTCGCGTTGGCGCAAGACTGGGATGACGGCTGAGGGTGCGCGGCGGTTAGCTCGGTTTATTCGGAACCGGATTACGGTTGAGGAAGCGCTTGCGACTGATTTGGAGATTTACGCGGCGAAGAGGGAGGCTGAGCGCCAGGTTCCTTATTTTGCGCGCTATCCGGTTGATGAGCGTCGCCGGTTAGCGGCTGAGCGTCGGGCGCTACGGGAGGCTGAGGGTCATCAAGAAGGAACGTAACGGGAATTAGGTTCAGGCTTCGGTTTGGTGGTTGGTGCGGTATTCCAGGTCAGCCGGAGTGGCGCACGCAAGCGATCTTTGAGGGAAACGGCTGCCAACTACCGCTTCCCGATGGTTGCCGTCGGGTGCTATGGCGCGGCCATTTCTAACTCGTCAGGCGTCTCATTCACGAGTCGGCATCAGCCCCGCCTAGCGCGGGGTTTTTGCTGTGTGGAAGGAAGATCCTTCGGGCAGCCGCCCAGTGAGGGGATGGTGGCATGGTGAGACGCTGGCGTAGTGGTCATCTTACCCTCAGGGCTATCGCGGTATGGCTGGCGGGGCGGGATAGCTTTGGGCAGCCGGCAAACGCTTCGCAACAGAGTGACGCACCGCTGACGCGGCCTCGCTGCGCTCAGACTTTGCAGCATGGGCTTCGCCCATAAGTTTAGATTTACCCCCATCCTATAAGGTTTCCCCCATTGCCTGGCGAGAAACGGATGGAGCTTGCGGTATTCCCGCTGCCGCTCGACGGCAACGAGGGGTTAGCAGCACGGGCCGTTACAGCCTGTTAGGTTCCCACATTTAGTCTGGGCGCGAGATCTGTCTCGCGGTACTCAGCATAGGTTCGCCGACCCGAGCTGCGATCGCGGTTCGGATCAAGCGTAATTACCGGCGCTTTGAGGGCCGGCTTGGAATCTCGTTGGTGTTCCCGGAAGTTTTGCTCGCGGGCGCGCTTCTGAGCGCGGGTTTCGCGGACCGGCATGTCGGCTTCGTATTTGTGCCAGGCATCAAGACCGGCCGTGCGAAGGCGCGTGACCACTTCAATCGCTACGGCCTCGGTCGCGGTCTTACGCCACCAAAGGCCAGAGCGAGAGCGGGACATCTGCAGCGAGTGGGGTGGCGTCGGTCCTTTGGCGAATATCAGCCAGAGGGATTCTTGATCGCTGACGAGTGTGAAGTGCGATTTTGCTTGACTTTGATCGGGAACTGACAAACTTTTCGGCCCGCTGACGTGAACAACCAGCACGCTACTGGCGCTTTCCCCTAGGCGTCAAGCGAAATCTCAGGTTCCTCCCTGCGGATTGGCGCCGGCCCTCGTGGCCGGCGTTTCCGCGTGATAGGCAAGCGCCTGTTGCGGCGGCGTGGAAAGCAAGACACGCTCCCAAGTGTGAGGTCGGCCGGGGTTACTGTCGGGTCACTTGTTCGTTCGTGCTGGCAAACGCCTGGAAGCTGTCGACGCCCCATAGAGAGCACGGCGAAAGAGTCCGGTCATACTGCGGAAGGCAAGGGGCGATCAGGGGGATGGGGCTGCGCTCACTGCTGATGGCCCCCAAATAGCCGGGGTAGCGACCGGCCCGCAACAACATAACGTATTGATCTAATTAGCTAACGAACCCGGGCGGCTGGCCGGCATTACCCCTAAAGCAGCTTTTCCAACTCCGCGATCCTGGCGCGCACGATCGGCGCGCGGATCGGCTGCGGCAGCTTCGCCAACAGCGGCCCCGGAACCTCGCGACGCCCGTTCTCTAAGTCGCTGAGATACTGCGGCGAGATCCCGATCGCCGCGGCCAGGTCGCGCTGCTTGATGCCGGCGGCTCGACGGTTGCTGCTCAAAAGCTCGTTCTCGTCCATACCGATAACATAGGCGCTCGATAAAAATACGTCAATCTGCATTTTTGCTGTTGACAGGCTACGGCAATCGACGTATATTCCTCCCATCAGCAAGGAGATCGAGATGACGAACCTGCCAGCGCACGCCATGATCTACATCATTCTTCTCGGCGCATGCCTCCCTTTGAGCATTGCCACGTTGATCGCTTATGAACGTAACTGGCGCCGCGCACAACGCAAGCGTGCTTATCGCACCGCGCGTATGCACTAGCCTGGCTTGCACCCCCTGGCCTTGGAGCAGCCTAACCCGTCAGCAAGGAGGAACCGATGACTCAGACCATCAATCAATTCGTCAATCGCAGCAACATTCGGATGTCGTGCGATTGGGCTGACACCAACCCCAACATCGACCCGAAGGATTGGGCGCGCGGGACAAGCCATTTTCGTTGCACCTTTCGCCGCGGCCGGAAGCAAATGAGCACCTATTTTTCGCAAGGTCCGGCAATTGCCGGCGAGCCGAAGGCGGTTGATGTGCTCGATTGTTTGGCGAGCGATGCGGCCGGTATCGACAATGCCCGACATTTCGAGGATTGGTGCGGCGAGTACGGCTATGACACCGACAGCCGCAAGGCGGAGCGGATTTACGAAGCTTGCCGCAAGCAGGCTATGAAGCTCGAAAACTTCCTTGGCGCTGAGCTTTATCAGGCGCTGCTATTCGAGACGGAGCGGGAATGACGGCGCCGACGATAGCGCGAAGGCGAAATCAATCGCATTCAGTACGCAGAAGTGAACCCGGCCTGACGGCCGCCGCAGGAGGAATCGGAAATGGCAACCTACAAACCAACGCAAACTTGGAAACTCTCAAAACCCGAGAAAATCGGAGATACTTGGCGCATCAGACGCCATGACGGCGAGCTTGTCGGATACTTCGGCAACAAAGCGCTGGCGCAGAAAGCAATTGATACAAGTGGATATTTACGATGACGACCTATCACATAATCCATGAAAGTGCCGCCGATTGCATCCGCGCGGCGAATTATGAGGCATCTCGGCTTGGTGTCCCACAAGTGATCGGATACATCAAGAGCATGGGATGGATTCACTACGATCCGCGCAATACCACGCCGCCTAGTGTCGTGCCAGAGATGCTTTGCTTCGCACTAGGCAAGGTGCCGCTGCCCTTATCGGAAACGGGGTTTGATGTGCTGTTCAGCGCGCTCGCAAGCATCGCGTAACCCATCAGCAAGGAGTTGAAATGATGACCATCACGAACGAATCCGCGTCTGCGGCGATCCTCGCCGCGTGCGACGCCGAGACTTTGGCGCAGCATCAATGGCATAGCCGAGGATCAGACGGGCGGGAGGTCGCCTGCTTGCTCGGCTCGATCGGTCCCGGGGTCAAATCGGCGTCGGATTGTAATGCCGAACTGATGCCCCTCTGGCTGGCGGAACTGACCATCACGCTGTTCGATGGATTGGCGGAAGATGCCATTTATCCGATCGCCCGCCGCTACGGTGCGGCGGTGCGGCGCTGGGGTGCGTTAACGGAACCGCAATGGCGCACCGTGTTAAACAAGTCCCTCATTTTTACGATTGACGACGCGGTTGCATCGGCTCGCCCCCTCTACGCCGGTAAACCTTACTGGCCACAGGTTGAGGCGGCTTGCGAACAATGTAAGGCTGCTATTCTGAGCGGTACGGAGGCGGCGTCGGCGTCGGCGGCGGGGGCGGCGGGGGCGGCGTCGGCGGCGGGGGCGGCGGCGTGGGCGGCGGCGGCGACGTGGGCGTCGGGG